CTTGAGCCTCCACTGCCCCTTGGCGAAGTAAACATTGTCGCCAAACAATTAGAGAGAAAAGAATACGCCTATAAGTGTTCTGATTCGCCTATCAACGCACACTGCAACAAGGACCTATGTCGTACCCGAAAGTTTGGGGTTGGCGCAGCCGTGCAGGGAGCAACGGTGGCAAACCTACGCAAGTACAATTCGTCTCCACCTGTATGGTTTATGGACGTTAACGGCGAACCGCTTGAACTGGATACGGACGCCCTGCTATCGCAGCAAGTCTTTCAACGTGCCTGTATGGAGCAATTGAACTTCATGCCACGGTCCGTTGCCAAGAACCAGTGGGAAGGTCGGATCTCTGCCCTTATGAACGAAATGAAGGATAACGAATCGGCTATCGTAGAGGTTGCTGTTGATGCAAGTACAAGCGGACAGTTCTACGATTACTTGGAGGAGTTCTGCCGTCATCTACAGCAAGCGCAGGACAAAGAGGAGATCTTACTCCGCCGCCCATGGACCGATGAGGACACCAATATAACATACTTTCGTTTAAGAGATTTTGAAGGCTTTCTAAAGAAAAACAAATTCTTTGAATATAAGAGCCACAAAATAGCGCAACGACTGCGCGATATAAGCGGCACAAGTGTTGTGCTTAAAATTAAAAACAGGTCCGTACGGGTTTGGTCAATTCCTGCGTTTGCAGCAGCAGACTTTGAAATTGCTCCCCCCGACTTTGGACATAGTGAGAAGGCGCCATTCTAATGTTAAAAGAAGATGGATTTGATGAAGCCGTAATAGGCATAGGGGAACGATGCGGGCAGAAGGCTATTATTGTTTATGACGCATTAAAGTGCGTAAAAATTCTTGTGGAAAGAGATGGTATGATCTTTGAGGAAGCAAGAGATTTTTTTGAATATAACACATTAGGAGCATGGGTTGGGGATGAAACGCCTATGTTTGTATGGAACTATACCATGGAGGAAATAGATGCCAGTAACGAGTAAACTTCACGATATATTTATTAAACGTGAAAAGCATGGAAGGACGTATTCATCCATAGCAAAAGAGTATGGGGTATCGCGTCAGTACATTTTTTCAGTAATAAAACGATTGCACGACTTGGACTACCAAAAAAAACTGGACGCCGTAAATCCAGAAAACATGAACGAACTTATTCTACCTGTTCGCGTGGTTACGTTTCTTAAAAAGAGAAAGCTTTACGATGTACCTATTACATACTTTTTATGTACCGTTCAAAAGTCCGACCTTGAAAGCTGTGCCAACCTAAGTATCAAGAGCTTAATGGAAATGCTACGAGTGTTGGAAAAAACACCCTATGTGGACTTTCTACAGGCGTTTAGTGACATAATCGAAGAGATCCGCAAGGAAATAAAACATGTTTAGGATCTTTGGTCCACCGGGAACAGGAAAAACAACCACGCTCTTGGACATGGTGGACAAAGCTTTATCAGCCGGCGTTCCTGCAAATACAATTGCCTTTCTGGCGTTTACACGAAAAGCAGCTACCGAAGCAAAAGAGCGAGCCGCCGAACGGTTTAAGCTAGACCCAAAGCACGATCTGCCATACTTTCGCACCCTGCACAGTTTGGCCCTGCAATGCAGTGACATACAAAAAGACCAGATTATGCAACCCGAAAATTACAGGGAACTCTCCAATAATCTTGGCGTGTCCTTAGTTACGCAAGTCTGGTCGGACTTTTCGGAGGACATTACCGATATATCCTCCACAAACGATCCCGTGTTGGGGCTAATAAACCTTGCCCGACTGCGCAAAGTGGATCTCAGGGAGCAATACAACCAAAGCCGTCTGGAGTATGATTGGAATACCGTTAACTACGTTGAGAAATCTTTGAAAGAATATAAGAAAGCCTACAACCTGTTTGACTTTACCGATATGCTAGAGGCGTTTGTAAACACCGCAGAGCTTAACTGCCCACGGTTTTCCATGACCTTCCTAGACGAAGCGCAGGATTTATCGCCCCTTCAGTGGGACATTGCCCACGTTTTAGATAAGAAGTCCGAAAAAATGTACGCCGCAGGAGATGACGATCAAGCCATATATAGATGGGCGGGCGCCGACGTTGATGCCTTTATAAACCTCGACGGATCCAGTGAAACCCTTACGCAATCGCACCGTGTTCCCAAAGCAGTTCACTTCTTTGCTGAAAAGGTAGCACGACGTATTAACCGCAGATACCCAAAGACATACAAAGCAAAAGACGACTTGGGGATGGTTAGCCGTATTAGTACCGTCAATGAAGTTAACATGGACCACGGATCTTGGCTCATCATGTCTCAAGCAGGCTATGTGCTTAATCCCGTTACGGCTGATTTAAGGGACTCTGGATACCTGTTTAACTACAAAGGCCACCGTAGTATATCCGAACGCATAAGCACCGCTGTAAACGGATGGGAACGGCTTAGAGCAGGGGATGAGGTATCGGGCGAGGTCGCTAAAAAGATCTACAGCTTTATGTCATCCAATGTACGAATTAAACGAGGCTTTAAACAGCTTACCAGTGTTATGGACGAAGAGTTTATGACGTTGTGGGTTTTACAGGACCGTCACGGGCTGTTGGCAACCGAAGATATGGAGTGGCACGTTGCCATGGATAAGCTGCCCGATACGGATAGAGCTTATATATCGAAACTATTGCGCAAGGGGGAGGACTTTAACAAACCGCCACGCATTACAGTATCCACGATCCACGGGGCAAAGGGAGGAGAAGCGGACAACGTTGTGTTGTTCACGGACCTTTCGCCTGCGGCGGAAGAGGATATGAGACTAAACCCTGACGATATGCACCGTGTGTTTTACGTCGGGGTCACAAGAACAAAAGATAATTTATATATCGTTGAGGCAGACGACGCAAACAGGAGTTATGATTTATGAAACGAGCAGAAATTTTACAAAAAGCCGAAGAGTTAGTAAACGGAGATCGTCACAAAGACTACGGAGATGCTTTATTAAACCATGAGCGTATTGCAGATGGTTGGAATTGCATTGTCAAGGGAGCCATGGCAAGTCATGGATATCTTACAGAAGGTCATGTTATTTTAATGATGGACTGGGTAAAGACCGCCCGATTGTTAAACAAGATTGACCACCAAGATTCTTGGATTGATAAATGTGGGTACTCATCCCTTGGTGGAGAATTTACCTCCAAAGAAGAGGTAAAGTTATGAGAGTAATTATTGAATCTCCTTTCAAGGGAGATATTAAATACAATACAAAGTATGCCCAAAAGTGTTTGAAAGACAGCTTAAATCGGGGGGAAGCTCCCTTGGTCTTTCATTTGTTATATACTCAGGTTTTGGACGAAGACAATGATAAGGAAAGATCGAAGGGATTAACAACATCCTTTGAGTGGCACAAGTTTGCCGAACTTATCGCCGTGTATCAAGACTTTGGAATTTCCTATGGAATGCAATTGGCTATTAATCTTGCAAAAGTAAATGATATTCCCGTTGAGTATCGGAGGATTATGTAATGTCCCTACAAATGGCAATGTTTACTCCCAAGTCGGAATGGGTTCCGCCTGCGGAGCTTCCCCCTATCTGGGATGCAAAAGAAATAGCAATTGATGTTGAAACAAAAGATCCCAATCTTAAAACCTTGGGACCGGGTTGGGCAAGATCCGACGGACAGGTGGTGGGCTATGCCATAGCCACCGCCGATTGGTCTGGATACATCCCCATTCGTCATCTGGGTGGCGGAAATCTCGACGAGCGTATTGTTGATAAGTGGCTCAAGAAGGTCTTTGAATGTGACGCCGATAAAATTATGCACAATGCTCAGTACGATGCAGGGTGGATACGGCGCATGGGCTTTACCATAAAGGGACGCATTATAGATACCATGGTGATTGCATCCTTAATTGATGAAAACCGTTTTAGCTACAGTCTCAATGCGTTAGCCTACGATCACCTTAATAAAACCAAGTCAGAGAAATCCTTAAACGAGGCTGCCCGTGACTTTGGTGTCGATCCAAAAGCAGAGCTATGGAAACTTCCTGCCATGCACGTTGGACCTTACGCCGAAACAGATGCCATCCTGACATTAGAATTGTGGCAATACTTTCGTACCCTTCTGGGTAAGCAAGACCTTTGGGAAATCGCCAACCTCGAACTGGAGCTTCTTCCTTGTTTGATTGATATGACTTGGAACGGTGTCAGAGTAAACACAGAGCGCGTTGAGCGTACACGGGTCGAACTTATTAAACGCGAAAAGCTTGTCTTGGAACAAATCAAAACCATGACGGGTATGAACGTAGAAATCTGGGCAGCGCAATCGCTATCCAAAGCGTTTGATAAGGTCAGTATATCCTATCCCAAAACCGAAAAGGGTCAGCCGTCTTTCACAAAGAACTTTCTATCGGACCATACCGAAAAACTTCCTCGACTTGTTGTGGAAGCGCGGAACCTTAATAAAACCCACGGCACGTTTATTAATACCATTATGCGTCACACACACAGAGACGGTCGTATTCACAGTCACATCAATCAAATACGCTCAGACGATGGAGGAACCGTATCGGGGCGTATTTCAATGTCCAATCCCAACCTACAGCAAATACCGGCCCGCGATCCAGAACTGGGGCCAATGATACGGTCTTTGTTTTTACCAGAAGAAGGAGAAAAGTGGGCGGCTATAGATTTCTCGCAACAGGAACCACGGATCTTGGTCCACTACGCACATATATATGGTAAGTCTCGAAACAATGCGCTCCCTGCTATTGCGGAGTTTGTTGAAGGGTATACGAATGACCCGAAGATGGACTTTCATACCATGGTTGCAAAGATGGCAAACATTGATCGAAAGCAAGCCAAGACAATAAACTTAGGCATGATGTACGGTATGGGCGTTAATAAGCTCTCCGAACAAATGGATATTGCGGTCGAGGACGCAAAGATACTGGTCAAGCAATACCATGAAAAGGTTCCGTTTGTAAAAATGCTTATGTCTGGCGTCACCAACCGATTGAACGAAAAGGACTCCAGTGGTTCCATTCGGTCTATCTTGGGGCGAAAGTGTCGATTTGATCTCTGGGAGCCAACGAC